CTCGTTGAGACCGTTGCGTACATAGTCTACTGTCATACCGCGGAGGTAGGGTCTGTATTTGGGATCAGTAAACACCCGTACTCCGTTAGAGTCATGATGTTCCATGCAGTGAATATTTTCATTATCTACATATTCTAACACATAAGCAAGTCCAGAGCAACCTGTTGTTTTAACCCCAACCAAGATGCCTTCTCCGCGCCCTCGACGAGCTATGGCTGATTTGATTTTTCCAGCTGCAATATCAGTTACTGTTATCATGTCGTTTACGGTAATCTGCTACTGCTGCTTTAATGGCATCCTCGGCCAAAATGCTACAATGTATTTTAACCGGAGGGAGGGCGAGCTCTTCTGCAATCTGTGTATTCTTAATGCTACCTGCCTCGGCAAGCGTTTTACCCTTGATCCATTCTGTAACAAGAGAACTGCTTGCAATCGCCGACCCGCAGCCATACGTTTTAAATCTCGCATCTTCGATTAGTCCTGTTACTGAGTTGACTTTGATTTGTAATTTCATCAGATCTCCGCACGCCGGTGCTCCCACTAATCCCGTACCTACATTTTCTTCATCTTTGGAAAAACTTCCTGCATTTCTTGGATTTTCGTAGTGATCAATTACGGCAGCTGAATAAGACATATAATTCCTCTAATTTAATGGAACACTTTGTTCCTTTACTGATATTTACATTATACGGAATAAATTCTAAATTGTAAACACTTCCAATGACTTTAGGAGGAACTTTATTTTTAAATCCCTCTGTTATACTATACTTATGGTCTAGGTGGTAGCCAATTCTACTTCTTTTTTCATGATGACTTAACTGTGTTAAATCGTTTTTGCTAGTCCAGTAATAAACTTTTCTGCGGTATTTTTTAAATTCAATATATTCAGGATCATCTGGTTTCCAAAAAATACCTTTATCTATCTTGGTTTGAATCATTTTTCTAATAGATTCAGGTTTTACTTCCTTACCCGTTAGTGCTATTGAACGTTTTCTATTAGATTCCTCAGTTTGCCTTTTACCAGTTAGCCCTTTTCTATTTAAATTAGCTAAACTATTTGGATTAGTCTGACTAATATTAAACATAGGATTGTTTTCTCCCTGCTTGGCTAGAGACGCTTTTTGTTTCCAAGTGTCAGATCGATTATTTGCAGCCCAACGTCTTGAACATATAGGACCGCAAAATCTTCTGTTAATATTTTTCTTATGCAGGTTAGGCAATATAAATGTTATATTACAATATTCGCAAATTTTTTCTAACATAATAGAACTTTCGTTGTGTTCTATTATTTAGTCTATTACAAAATTATTGTGTACAAGTCCTTTCGCGATAGATTTTATTACATCTTTAGATTGGAAACTGTCCCATTTGTATCTATTTTCTTCACCTAGTATATATCTTGGGGCTCCCGTTTGTGTGTATTGTTACTTGTTAACGACCAACTTCCAATCTTTCTTTCGATTAGAAAATGTTATAGGATCGTATGTATACTTCTCGGGACAAAATTTGCACTGTGGGATGACATCATCGATTGTTCGAAAAAATTCTTCTCCCCGTCGATCAAACTCCTCGACACTCAATGCATCATAGCTATTTAACAAAATTCGATCTTCGTCACTGATGTCAAACTTGTGCTGTCGATCAAATTCGGGCATTAATGCAGCAGGGCCACACTTGTAAATTTTACCACGAATCCAATGATAATTTTTAAATCTAGCAAATGCGCAGTTGGCATGAGCAGCATCGGGATCGCTTTGATACAAGCCAAATCTTCCATTGGGTTGCTCAATGATATTACTTTGTACAAAGTGATCATTCATCCATATATTAACTTTTGTGCCAGTACTGTCACAAAATTGATATTTAGACCCAGTGGGATGGTTAGGATCGGCTGTTTCAGTTATATATCCTCGAAGAAAGCGTCTGATCCTTCGAGTCAATTCTTCAAGATCATCCGGACTGTGTGCGCTAACTCCGATCCAGCCATTATTACCGCTATTAAGTGCCTCGTACAGTCCCGGCACTTGATCAATACGTGTACCATTGCTTTGTATCTGTACTGCACCTAATCTAGGCCATAGCTTACGAAGTCCTACGACCCATTGATTAATGGTTGCATTAAGTAGTGGCTCGCCTCCTAAAATTACCGGATGATTGATTTCAATTTTCTCTGCCCATTTGGCTAGATTTTCGCTGTAATCATTCCAGTTCTGTGCACCCTTGAAGTTGTAATTGTTATACCGATTACATCCGCTGCAGGTCAAGTTGCATACGTTGGTGATGTAAAATTCAAGCTTACTGAGTAAAAGTCGTGTCATAGGTTAAAGAAGTCCTAGTAAGGAGTTTACTAGAACTTGAGATAAAAAACAAGTCAGTTTGATTACATGCTGCGAGATGCAGCGCGTTTGGCCAATCGATCGACCGTGTCCTGTGCTTTGTCCACAGTCATTTCTGGCTTTTCGGTATTGCCGCCCTTGAATACCACATTGCCAGTGTCGTCCTCGACTGCGGCAATCATGTTGCTCAAGGGAGGTTGTTGGGATAGTTCCTGCAAACGTTGTTGAGTTAGACTAATGCCTTGATTTGCAGCCAATTGCAAAAAGCTCTTGACTGAAATTGTTTTTTTAGCATCAGTATCGTCAGCACGACCCAGCAAAAACTGGCTTAGTGCTGCCAGCTTTGCTGTGTCGGGATCAAACTCACCAAGTTCAAATAAGAACATTATCGACGCTCACGGCCCAGCTTGACTGCTGGTAGTTCGTCTTCGTCATCATCTGGCATGAGTGGTAGTTCAGGCTCACCACCCATACCATCGGCTCCGTCTAGATCATCTGGGGAAGGCAAGCCACCCGGTGCTGCACCTGCATCCATGCCCGGAATTTGTGAAGCTTGTCCAGTTAAGATACCCTGGGACTGTTCCATCTGTGTCTTGCCTTCTTGCAGCGATTGCAGCAGTTGGGTTAGTGCAGCAGAAGTGCTGGTTTGTAGCTGAGTAGCTTGATCCTGGTTGCCTTCGTTCTTGAGAGTTTGCACAATAGCCGGCAAATCCTTGAATTGCATTTCAGAAACATCTTCGGTCATTTTCTGGATACGGTCAACCATGTCTTGCATGGCCAGGATTGTTTGGCTCTTTTGCAACTCGTTTTCTTCCCGCAGGCGACGACGTAAACGGGCTTCTGTCTTCATAAGAGCAGCACCTGCCACTTGCTTTTGTTCGTCAGGATTGAGATTTTGTCCCTTGGCAGCCTTGCCTAGTGCCATCTTTAGTTTGGGATCCTTGGTTGCTGCTATTGCTTGAGCTGATTGTGCAGCTTGTGCTTTTTTGGCAGCATCAGCTTGCTGGGGTGTTTGTGGTGTTCCGGGAGCGGTGCCAGGGACTGCGGTTGAGCCAGGAATGATAGCTTCGCCTAATGCTTTAGACTTGGCGCTTTTCAATTCAGCTTGTGTAGCGCCGGCACGACGAGCAGCCTCCGCATGCTTGGCACTTCCGGACTTGGCATACTTTGCCAGAAGCTCTTTTCTTGATCCGCCTTGGCTTTTTGGATTGTAGTCAGTAACGTCGGAAGCTTCTTTGACTTTTTCCTTCTGGCCAGAAATCTCTTTCTTGGCCTCGGCCTTGGTCTTCTTGTACTTGGCCAGGAAGTCAGCAGCTGACATTTTGCTATCTGCAATATCAGCCATAAGTTCTTTGACTTTGCCTTCTGTAATGACGCTGGTCAGTGCTTGACCCATCATGACCAAACGCATGTAGTCAGGATTACGTTCGCTGTAATGGCGGCTGGGACTGTTTTTGTGTTCGCGCACCAAGGCTTGAACTTTATCAAGCATACGACGTGCTTTTGCACGGTTGATGCCAGAGAAATCAACGCGGTCCCCTAGTATACTTTCGAATACCTTAGCGACTTGTTCGGTGGGACGGTTGCTGCCCAGTTCGTGAAGTTTCATTGTTAAATCCTCTTAATTGCCAATATTTAGCCAAATTAATACATTTGGCTAATTGAAGGTCTAATCGTTTTAAACGATATTTTCTTTCATTTATCTTGTCTTCGGCTATAGCACGCAGCTCTCGTTTTGTGCTTTTACCTAGCGATGCTGATCGTATTGCAAGATCTGCCTGCAGCAGCATCTTCTTTGCATCCAGGCGCTCAATCTCGTCCCGCAATCTGCGTTGGCTGTACTTGTCAGATACACACCAGCTCAGCGCAGTCTTGACACTGGAAAATACAGCCTGTGCGCTTTCATTTTTAAATACTTTAATAGCCCCTTCTTCAGGAGTCATAAAATACTGCTTAAAAACTCGATACCCATCAGACTCGGGAAAAATTAAATTCTTTTCCAGTTCTGATAAGTCGGGCTCAACAATACGTTTCAATCTTTCAAGTACTTGTGGTTTCATTTAATAACGTAAGTAGCCAACAAATATCCAATGATTGAGATCTTTACAGCCATGATCCCCAGGCCCCAACTGATAAGTTGAGTATTACGCTTTTCTGCCATGTGCTGCATCATTGTTTTAACATCGCCGATTGCAGTGGCCAACTTGACTAATTGGTCGTCTACTGCATCTAATTTTTCTTCTATGAATTTATAACGCACAGCGCATAATTCAACATGTGCTTCGAGATTTTTCTTTTCGATATCCTTGGAGTCCATTGCGCTGTCCTTGTTATAGTGACAATATTTAGCTTAAATAACTTCAAACATAATGTTGACGCCGGGCAGCAAGCGGTCGGCTAACTGGTGTGTTTCATCAAGTCCGACCAACATGGGCACATCTCTGGAGTCTGATTCAAACACACCCACAGGATTTCCATCAAGTTCAATTGATGCAGGGTTGTTCACAACAAAGTCAAACTGCCACGCACGTTGCCCGTCTTGTTCAATGCACTTCGAAGGAACAATCTCCTCGGGCAGTGTACGCAGCGATATAACCTGGTTTACAGTTTCCCAATTGCGTTGTTGATTCCTGGCACGATGCCATCCTGCTACATCTTCAATCAGCTGGCCGGTTGCATCAGTGAACGGGATTCTGTTTTTGTGGAAGTTGTTTTTAACCTCAGTCCGAGTGATATCAAAATAGGCACGGCAACGTATACGCATACCGGGGTATTTAAGGCCAAGAAAAAACCCCGGATAATAACCGGGGTCTGTGATAACACAAAAACTATTAAGCCAGTTTGAAGCCGACGTTAGTGACGTCTGAACCGGACACGTTAACACCAGTCACTGTACCATTGCTGGCTGTGATCTGAACGTTGCCCAGGGCGCGGATAGCAACTTGCAAATCAGCAGCGGTCCAGGCAGCGTTCGGGTATACAGCAATGCTGATTTGACCCGAACTGTCGGCTTCGACCTGATACATAGCAATCGTGGCCTTCAACTGAATACACTGATTGATTTGGTTAACAACACCCGGTGTAAACACACCGGCTGTAACATTACCTAACTCGTTAGTCAGGTCGATAGCAGATTGTGATCCATCTTCAACAATAATCTTGAAAAAGTCAAGCTTGGGGCCTGCCATCTGCACCAATGCATCAGAACTAATATCACCTGTTTGTGCGCCATTGTTGATGTCTAACGCGAATACCGGTTGTGAGTCACCATTTGCTGGGGGGAAAAATGCCATTTTAAATCTCCTAATTTATGGGAATCGAATCCCTAACTTTATTTATACAAGATGATAAAAAACGGCGATCACGCAGTTGGATTATTCTGTTCACGATTCTTCGCAGCAAACGCATCTGGGGTAAAGCGACCCACTGCCTTGGCATAGCCCGAAGGTGTAGCCATGACCCATCCCTCTTGTCCGGGATGTTGTGCATCTAACTGTGCACGGATATTCTCTTTGATGTCGTGCAGCAGTAAGAATGCTTGGAAAGC